AACCCTCCTTGCCGTATATCTCTTGCAGCAAGTGAACGATTACACCAAATCCTGTCAAGCCATATTCTGCTTCTATCAGTTCAAATTTCTTGTCCAAGCAAACATCAAGCGGAAAGAAATCAAGTCCGCTTTTGATTGCCATGTGCTACCTCACTCCGGTTGTGTGTTCCAGCGAATACCGCGCGAAGCACGTCCGCTCCCCGTACCGGTTCTTTCCGGTGACGGTTTCGCTCTTGATGGGTACTCCCTGGGCTTTCAAATCCCAGATTCTTGCACCCAGGCGGTAACAGCCGTACTCAGTAACAGCCTCGGCCTGGGTGATACTTCCATAATCCTGCAAATGCCGCAGGATACGCTCACACTGTGTCACGGCCTTACCTCCCGTATTTCAATCTGTATGTAATCCTCATCATGAAAATTGTGGGAAACGCTTTTCAGCCAGCGCCGGTTATCGTCCTCGATGACACGACCTTTCATTGCGTCCACGATCATCTTTCCCATGATCGCGTGATTATCGATATCCAGCCTATCATTCCAGTAGAATGTAACGGCTACAGGCAGCTTAAAGGGTGTTCTGCGAATGTCCTGGGCGTTCATTGCCGCCAATGTAAGCCAGTGCCATAACTCAGCGTCTTTCTTCCGCAATGCCCAGTGCTTCCCGGCGTAGTACGCATTCATGCCGTACTCCTTCGCCCACTTCTTCTTTTCCGCGCCGGTCTTCGGGTAGGCGATTCTGAAAACTTCTTTTGCCACGATTCTCCTCCTTTTGGGGGTTAGCGGTTTAACCTCACACCGCCAAGGGAAATGCAAACTATACTATCAATCTTTTTGAGAAAAGATTGATTTTCCCGGCCTAGAACGGCAATTGCGCGTCGTCGTCTTCCAACTCTGCGAAGTTCGCCGCAGGGGCGGGAGCCTGATACGCCGGTGCGCTGTATCCGTTGTTAGCCCCAGAGCTGGCCTGAGCGCCGCTTTCCTTGCTGCCGCAGAAGTAGACACTGTTCACCAGAATCTCCGCCGTGCGGCGCTTCTGGCCGTTCTTGTCCGTCCAGTCCCGCAACTGCAATCTGCCGGTCGCTACGGCCATCTGGCCTTTATGGAAGTACTTCTCCACCATTTCGGCGGTGCCGCCCCATGCGACGCATTCAATGAAGTCAACCTCCTTTTCGCCGGTCTGCTGATTCTTGAAATCCCGGTCACAGGCCAGTGTGAAGCTGGTCACAGCTTTGCCGGAGGCGGTTCTCCGCAGCTCCGGGTTGCGTACCAGCCGTCCGGCAATGGTGATGGTGTTAAGCATTCTCTGCTACCTCCTGAGGGATGACCTCGCCAGTGGCCTGGTCAACGTCGATGTACTCAGTCATGTCCGGGATATCTGCCATGTCGGAGGAAATCTCCGTCTTTGTGGTGCCGTCCTGAGACATACCGCGCACAAAGTCGGATTTCAGCGGGGCGTATTTCAGCACCTTTTTCAGAACGGTTTTCTTTGCCATCTCGTCAAAATTGGTCTGCCATGGGCCATTCCCGAAGCTCTTAGAGAACTTTCTCGCGTGCTCGGTAACTTCCTCGATGCTCATAACCTGAAATCCGTAGCCGCCGTCCTTCGTCTTGAACATGGCATAGTAGGCAATAGGTTTGCCCCGGTTGCTCTTGGCGGGGACATGCCGCAGCTTCGGGTCGAGGCCAAGGGCATATTCAAACTCGTCGTTTTCGTATACGGTGTGCGCTTGAATGATGGAAACCTCCCCGGAACGGTAGGCCAAGTCGATAAGACCCTTATAGCCAAGCTGGAATTGGCACTCCATCTGGCCGTGATTGCGGAAGGGAATCAGATAAGCCTGCCCAAGAGGGGTATTGGGTTCCAAGCCAAGCTGGGCGGCGGTCATCATAGCGCCAAGGAAGGACTGGGGGGTACACTCTTTCAGCTTCGGGTTTGCGGACAGGGCAGACAGGGTAATGCGGCTGAACCGCTCCGGGGTCATTACGGAGGGCAGCGCCGCCTGAATGGCTGGCTTCATCACCTCGATATAGTCCTGAATGCTGCTGGGATTTTTCTTTTTCGCTACCGCCTGAGTAGAAGCGGCGGCATTCTGAATCACGTTTGCCATTTTTATTCTTCCTCCTCGATAACTTTCATTTCTTTCTGCTTGTAGCACATGTGCGCCGCGTAGCTGATGGACTGCATGAGGTCAAGCTCCCGCGCCCCGCGGATGCTGCTCCATGCGTGAATGATTTCTTCCCCGTTGAAAAGGACCGCGAACCGTACCTTTTTGGGGAATACGTCCAGTTTTACGGAGTATCCGATGGTTTCATAGCCCGAAACGGCTTCCACCTCCGCTTTTTGAGGGGGGGTAACTGCCTGCTTTTTCAGCAGGTCACCTTCCGATACGCCGAGGAGCACACACAGCCTGCGGAACGCATATTCCGGAATCCGCCCGTTATTGACTGCGTAGCTGAGATAGCTGGGGCAGCGCCCGATTTCCTCGGAGAGAACTGCCAACGTCTTTCCGGAATCATACACGGCTTCTCTTGCGGCGGAAGTATCGATTTCTACCATATTTGTTTTTCCCATTATTGTTCATCCTTTTTGAACCGGAAAGTTCTGCTTTCCGAAGATTTGAAATAGTTCTGCGGGATTTCTCCGTGGTCTTTCTCCCACTTCTTTCTATCGAATGTGGAGCGCTTCTGCGTCTTCCATGTGACGCTGTAGCTCCCGTATCCGCCCCGCTCGGCGGTTCCCATGGCCTCCATGATACGCGCCTGAGCGGTTGCTTTCTTTTCTTCCAGCGCCTTGATCTGCTGGCTGCATTCGTCCATGATCGCCAAATCAACGGCGCAGCCGGTCAAATCCATTTCGGTGTCCGGATCGCTGACCGGGAACTCTGCATTCAGGGCGTCAATGGTGGAATCCATGCCGTCAATGGCCGGGGACGTTTCGCTCTGAACGTTCGCCCAGAAGCTTTCCTCCGCCTCTTTCAGGGCTTCCAGCTCTGCTTCGTCCCGCTCGATGACGAACACTTTGAAGTCAATGCCCAGAACCAGGACCGCCAGATACCAGCGATCAAGGCCGGACACAAGAAGGTAATGGCAGCACTGCGCGTAGTAAGTAGCCGGGAACTCGCCGTTCTTGAATTTGCTCAAGTGGAGCGCATTCGTGGTCTTGATCTCTAATCCTGCCCGTTCACCGATGACCAGCCGGTCGTAGTTGGCGTGGGCGTAGGGCATATCGTCCCGGAATACGGTGTAGTTCTCCCGGCGCACCTTTTTCCCGGTAGCTTCGGTAAACCGCTTTGCTACGTATTCCTCCAAGTCCGTGCCGAGGCGTACCGCCTCTTTCTGGGAAATATCCTCCGGGATGACCTTCCCGGTTTTCTCCGCCCACAGGGCATACGGTGACTTGTAGGGGTTCAGACCCAGAATGGCGGCGGCATCCGAACCACCAATGGTTGTAGAGCGTAGTGCTGTCCATTCCTCTTTGCTCATGGTAGCGGTTGGAATTTTCCGTATCATTCCTCCACCTCCGCTTCCTCGTTGAACTCCGTCATGGAATCTATGCAATCCAGGCAGTAGAACTCATCATGCGCCGGGATATATACCAGTTTGCTGTCTGTGATGGGATATCCGCACCTGGCACACTTCGGGAGTACCGCTTCCCGAAAGTCGGCATCCGCCGCCAACTGTTCAGCCTGTCGCCACGGCTCCATGCTATCAAAAACGTCCATTGACTTTCCTTTCTCAGTTTGATATACTGTAAGTGGTAGAGATTTTTTATATCGCTTGCCGTCCCCGGTGCTGTAACATCGGGGGCGGCTTTTTATCTCCCTCTGATGCAACGTCCGATACCGGCACCCATCAGGATAGCGCACACCCACATGGCCGGAACTGCCGCCCTGTCTGCCAGCAAATCCGCCTGCTGCCACCAGAAAAGCACCAGATTCAGCCCCGCATAGGGGCAAACACGGAAAACACATTCCTTAACATTGAACGGCTTCCGGTTCTCCGGCACCGGCTCCCACCGGGCATCCACGGGTTTATTCCTGCTTGCCATATCCTCACCCCCTGACCGCATGATTTCGGTGGACTACGTAGAAAAGCTCCACGTTCTCATTGTCAAACGCCTTGCGTTCCTTCGTTTCCATGCCCAAGGATTCCCGCAACTTGACGTTTTCCTCCCGCAAGCGGCGGAATATCTCCGCCATGGTGCGAAGCTGGGCAACCTCGTTCGGCATCATTTGGATTTCTCCTTGTAAGGCTTCAAATCCCCGGCATCCACATACTGAGATAGCTTCCCGAGACAATAGATATTATTCACGGTGCCTATTGCTTCCAGCGTAACAATATCCCCTATTGCAAAGTGATGATGCGGGAGATAGCGTTTCTGTACAACCACAAACTCGTCTCCAACCTTGGGCTTGCCCTGTTCACGCTTGCTCTCCTTTGGCTTGTCCTCCTTGCGCTTCTTTTCAAAAAGCCGCTCAACGGCGACCCTTGCGCCCTCCGCTCTGCTGTAGGTATCCTTCGGATTGCACCGGGCTTCTGCGGTCTTCACGTCCCGCCTGCCACGTTTCAGCGTGGCCGTGGTAATCATCCCGTCAAAGCGGAGTTCAACGGTGTAGGGTTCCCGCGCAGGCTCCGCAAGGCCGGAAATCCATTCATCCATGAAAAAGTAGCCAGGAACGTCAAAACACTTGCAGAAATACTTCTGAATCGGGTCCTTCGGCTTTGCATCATCACTGTAGTAGTAGGCGGTGCCGAATTCTTTACACACCTTGCTAATTGTGATTTCTTTTCCGAGAAATCGTACCATTTCGTCAACATAATTTTTGGAATCAGGCCGCTCACTCACAATCCGCACCTTATCCCCCACTTTGTATTTCGCCATAAATAACTCCTTTCAAAAGTCCGGCATTCTGCCGTATGTCTCGCGGTAAATCCGCTCATAGATCTCCGGCTGCTCTTTCATGAACGCTCTGACCCGTTTCCCAAGCTCCCGGATCGCGTTTGACCGAAGCAGCTCTGCTCGTACAGCTTGCAAATCTGCTCCGCTCTGGCCAGAAACTCGTCCGTCTTCGGTGTCATGCACCGAACTGCCAGCGCGTCGCACAGGGATGTCGCGGAGATGATGAAGCCCTCGTTCCGAAGCTGCTGAATCAGCCAGTTGTTCCGAAGATTGTAGGTGTTCAGCGTCTGCCGGATATACTTTGCCAGTTTCTCCCGCTCCCCGTAAGACTGCGGGAGGTTCAGTTTTGCCATCCATTTGTCCCTCCTCCTTAGATGAAATTCTTTGAACATTTTTTCCACAAAAGACTTGAAAATCTGAGTAGCGCATGGTATACTGAATTTGCCGAAACAATAAACCATCCGCTACTCGCCGGAGTTTGAATTTCCGAAAACTCGGATTTCATACCCCGTGATTTTCTGCACCCTTTTTGGAATCGGTGTTCATGACGTTAGTATAGTTCAGAAAGTTCAGTTTGTCAATACGAAAAGTACAATTCGTTCATTTTTGCCGATATGCACAATTACAGGAGGCGTTTTTAGGAGATGTTTTACAATTACTTTGTCGAGCTTTGCAATAGGGCGAAGATAAGCCCTTCAAAAGCTGCGCAACAAATTGGGCTTTCAAAGTCTTCTGTGTCTGGCTGGAAAAACGGCTCAGTACCGAGGGATTCACAAATCATGAGAATAGCAGATTTCTTTGGAATACCTGTATCTGACATCTACAACGTAGTCAATTCGCAAAGAGCAGCTATTTTTAATAGGACTGAGTTTGAGAAATATACTATGAATAGGGAAGAAAAAGCCCCGGAAACAGAAAAAGCCCCGATGCCTAATGACATCGGGGAGGAAAATATTCTTCGGATGTACCGCTCTTTATCTACAGCGGAAAAGGGGGCATTGTACGCCTATGCTCTCTCCCTAAAAGACAAACAGAACGGAGGTAAATAGCATGAAATTAGATTATGACGGATTTATGTTGTATGCGTCTATGCATAACGAGGATGTTCTAAAGGACATTTTGAAATTCACAAGTGAATCTTGGAACGATAGGATCACTCTTTCACAGGATGACATTTCTCTGATTGTGAAGATTTCTCTTGCTTCAACAAAGGCACTTCTTCGTCAGTACCACGAATGGGCAAATTCGCAGACCTGACACCCTCCTTGATAGCCTCAATGATTTCTTCCATAGAAACTACAGGTTTGCTCATATTTTACGCCTCCAAAGATGGTTTTTCGTTGGTTTCATCACTTATTATACCACAATCTGCGGTTTTATCAAGTGGTGGCCGTTTGGACAGCAGATCAGAAAAGAAGCGCAGAAGCCTCCGTTTGTTTTCGTCTGTTAATGTCCGGTAAACGCTGATGAAGCCCTTTTCGTCCGCTGTCATTTCTATCTCTCCTTTGTTTTTTATCATTATCGAACGGCCGTTCGGATCATGTGCTAGTTATAACATACTATCTGTCCAATAAAACGGACTAAATAGGGGCTTTGAAAAATTTTTTGAATCGCCCCGCCACCCGTGCCACAAGGTGACGGGGCTCGCCGCCGGAATGGTGTGTCCCTTACCTTTGGCTAGTATGATAATACTGTTTAGCCGGTGGTGACGTAAAGGCGCATCCGGGTAATTCAGTCGTTTTCAGCGTAATTCGTAGGATTTTTTTCGGAAAGGGCGAGCAGAAAATGGAAAAACGGAAAATAATACAACAAATATCGACAATTTGCGACAATCTGCCCACAAAGATGAAATGGGCAAAGGAGGAACAGCACAAAACCAATCAGCAGATTATCGATAGCACGGGGCTAAGTGAATCCATGGTTAAAAAGTTTTTCTCCGGCCACCTGACGGGTCCAAGTATCTATGATGTGACCGCCATTGCCATTGACCTTGATCTGTCCCTGGATGAGCTAATGGAGCTGTCCCCGCCGAAGAAAGACCAGAGTGCGGAAATCGAACGGCTGAAAACCGAAATTTCACACAAGGAAGAACTTATCTCGGAAAAAGATAACGCCATCTCCCGGCTGGAAGAGCGCAGCCACATGATGGATAAAGAAATATCCGCCGTCCGGCATAACTGGAAGCATGTGACTTATGGAGCCGCGGGGCTTGCGGTTCTGTTTGGCGCCTTCCTTACGGTATATGTCTTTCTGGATATGCGAAACCCGAATCTTGGCCTGTTCCAGTCCGGCCACGCCTCGCCGATCGTTTATGTCGCGGCCTTTTCCATTATCGGAACATGCCTGTATATCGTCCGAACTGTGATAAAGCGAAACGCAAAAAGGAGGAACCGCGATGCAAACAATACCAATTGATCTATCGGCTCTAACACCGGAGGAAAGACAGCAGTTTGCGGATAACCCCTCCGTTCTTTCCTCGGACTGCGAGGCGGTCTGCTGTCTGTATATGCGCTACAGTTCCGACCGACAGACAGAGCAGTCCATCGAAGGGCAGCTCCGGGAGCTGATAGCCTATTGCAAGCACCACAGCTACCGGGTCGCCGCCATTTATGTTGACCGGGCGATTTCCGCCCACGCAAGCATGGACAAGCGTCCAGCGTTCCAGCAGATGCTTTCTGACAGCGCCAGATCGTCATGGAAAACCGTTTTGGTTTACAAGCTGGACAGATTTGCCCGGAACCGGGAAGACAGCGCCATTGCCCGTATGCGGCTCAGGAAGAACGGCTGCAGCGTGGAATCCGCGAAAGAGGGCATTTCCAAGAACCCGGAGGGTGTGATTCTGGAAGCCCTGCTGGAAGGGATGGCGGAGTATTATTCTCTGGAGCTGTCCCAAAAAATAACCCGGGGAATGCGGGAATCCGCCATCAAGGGGAATTGCTTGGGCGGTCAAATCCCACTGGGATATAAAATTGAAAATAAAAAGTACGCCATTGACCCCCTGACAGCCCCATTGGTGAAGGAAGCGTTTTCCCGATACGGTGACGGGGAAACAGCCGCCTCGATCTGCGCAGACTTCAACGCCAGGGGTTACAGGACAGCAAGCGGCGCAGAATTCAACAAGAGCAGTTTCAAAAATATTTTCCGGAACGAGAAATATATAGGCGTATATAAGTACAAGGAAATGCGTCGGGAGGGCATCATCCCGCGAATTGTTACCGACGATGTGTGGATTGCCGTCCAATCCCGCTTGAAGGACAACGAAGCTGCCCCCGCCCGTGGAAAAGCAAAGGTGGCGTATCTCCTTGCCGGGAAGCTTTTCTGCGGTCATTGCGGCGCTCCAATGACAGGTGAGTGCGGGCGCGGAAAATCCGGGAAAATGTACAATTATTACTCCTGCGCGACCCGCAAACATCATAACAGCTGCGAAAAAAAGCCAGTCCCGAAGGACTGGCTGGAAGATGTGGTAGCTCAGGACGCTTTGGACGTACTGACAGACGAAATTATCGAATTTGTGGCAGAAGTAGCCGCCCAGCAGTCAGAGGAAGACATTCAGAAGAATACGCAGATTCCGGTCATACGCAAAAAAATTTCTGAAATTGAAAATAAAATCCGCAACCTGACGAAAGCGCTTGAATGCGCTTCCGTTGCGCCGGACGCTATTGTGGAAAGACTTGCCGAATTGGAAGCCCAGAAAAAGGGGCTGGCTACCCAACTATCCGATGAAGAGCGTGGCGTGGTTCCGCTCACAAAGGAATCTGTCGTGGTTTATCTGAAAGCGGTAAGAGAAAAGGCGGTTCCGCTGGAAACCCAGAAAGCCATGCTTATTGATATGCTGGTAAATTCCGTCACCGTTTACGATGACGAGCCGGGATTCCTTAAACTTGTATACGCCTACCGGCTGACGCAAATTCCCACGAGGACATATCGCGTGCCCATTTCCGAAAAAGTACCGTGTTCGGATTTTAGGACGCAACCTGCTCCATTGGACGCAAATCCGAACACGATTACTGTTGTGGGAATGGTTTTCATCCAAGCCAAAAGACACGCCCTGCCTTAATAGGCTGGGCGTGTTGCTTTATTTTTTGTACATAGCCTGTACCACTCCGACGTTTTCCGCCCGTTCAATATCCCGCCTGTGCAGATACTCATACACCGCCATCATGGCCGCAGGCGGTTCGCCCTTTTGCTTGCGGTATTCCTCAATGTGGGAAACAACGGCCTTGTGCAGGGCGTTCATGTGGTTCATTTCCTCCCCGCTCAGCCTGTAAAACAGGTCTGCCAGTTCCGGGTCGTCGTGCTTGTATTCCACGGACAGCTCTGCGTAGGTGTGCGCGTCCTCCAACTCGTCCTCAATGTGCTCCATCAGCAGTTTGATTTCTTTCATCTGATGCCCTCCTGAATGTACGCATACAGCGTATCAATGTCCTGTTTCCCCAGCTTGAGCGTAAGCCCGATTCCGGGGATTTTCACGGGCAGCGCCTCTGTCCCCATGTATGGCTTTGCGGCGTTGTACAGGGCGTCAACATCCACCGTGCCATGCTCCATATCGTAAACGCCCAGCGCCTTTACCATGGGATGATCTGCGTACTGGGCAATAATCTTCGGGAAATTTGCGGTAAGCAGCCCCCCAGCCCCGGCAACCAGAACTCTGTCCCAGCCGAAAAGACTTGGAGCAATGCTTCTGTCAATGAATCTCGCAAGCCCTGCCTGCACGTTTTCCATAGGAATCATAAATTACCTCCTTGAAAGTATGGGGCGGCGGCTGCCGCCCCAATTGTCGGGAATCAACCGTTGCAGCACCCGCCGCACTTGGGCAGGGGGTTGTACAGCGTCTGTGCCGTGGTGCCGGTTCCGGTGGTCACGTCGGCAACCTGCTTCGGATAGAAGGTCGCGTTGGCGTAGGTCACGATGGAATTATCAGCGCAGCAACGCCGCTCTGCCTCGATCTTGATGTCCTTGGACAGATCAGCCCGAACGCATTCCACATCCTGACGAACCAGCGCGAAGCTGTCCTCAGTGCGCTGATTGTGTACGGCCTGATCGCACAGGGTCTTGCGAATGTCCTTGAGCTGTCCGTCAATGTAAGCGTACAGCTCAATGGATTTCTGGTCGTTGTAGGCGTTTGCCTTCAACAGCGCGATTTCGGAATCCTTGGCGGCGAGCTGCTGCTCACGATCCAGTTCATACCGGCTCACGGGCATGTTCTCGCTACACCCGCCCCAGCCGTAGCCAACCCCATAGGGCATGGCGGGCATAACGGGAGCGGGAGGAGCAGAATTGCGGTTGCCGAGAGCCAGGGCGCCCAGACCGCCCGCAGCGTTCATCACGCCCAGCGCCAGACCGGCAATACCCGTACCAAGACCGGCACCGGCTACGCCTTTGCTTGCATAATCCTTTTCTACTTCCATAGTTTAGAAGTCCTCCTTCAAAATATTAGGAGGTGGCCACCTTCTACCTATAGAATAACAAAAATCCCGACGGTAGAATCATCATCTACTCGTCGGGATTTCGTCAACAAATCGTCAATAAATCGTCACGCAGAATCAGAATTTCAGATTTTCAGGGAGCTTGTCACTGTACTTTCTGCATAATTCATATTCTATCCGCAACTTTTTAACCGTTCTTGTGATAGTGGCTTGGGACACACAAAACTTGTGGCACTGTTTTGTCTGGCTCCATCCGGCGGCTCGGGTGCGGATGATCTTTTCCTCCAACGGCGTAAGAATAGCCAGAGAACAGAACTCATCCAGAATCACCCGATTCCACGGGACTTTATCCACTTATCACATCAGTCCTCCTTGGGGGAACTGTAGGTTCTTGCCAGTTTGCTGTCAGCGATACCGGCGGTGGTAGGATCATTGACCACGCCCAGAATCACCAGCAGGGCAAACACAGCGTTCACCACGGCCAGCAGCTTATCGCCGATTTCGCCCAAGTCCAGCGTAAAGCCGAACAGGGCGGCTACCGTCTGCACCAGCAGAAGCAGCGCGGGAATCGCGGCCAGCCAGAAGTTCTTGTTCTTGATGCGTACGATCCAGTTAATCATTTTGTTTTCCTCCTTATTCTTCCACAATTTTCCGATTTGTGGATTTGATGTAGAAGTCCTCGTAGAGTTCCTGCTTGTCTCCGTTGTATGTATATTCCACATACACACCATCACCGGAAACGGTAGTCGAAAGCAACGCTTTGTAGTTCTGCAACGTCTTGCACGCCCAAACTACAAATACATTGCTGAGGTCGATTTGCGTGGATTCTCCCATTATAACATTATAATGCTCCACGAGCTTTCGCTTGCACACGCTCTGAAAGTGATCCATTCCTGTGACAATCATTTTTTGTTTTCCTCCTTAAATTTAGCCCAGCCCAAGCCGGGCAAGAATAAACCCTACTACAGCGGCTACGACGATGTATATGACCCTTTCTACCACCGACTTCCACCGCTTGCCGGGTTCGGATTTCAGCTCCTGCACGTCCGTGCAGAGGCCGTCAACCTTATCCCCGGTAACTTCCACACGTTCAGCCATCACCGCAACAGACGTTGCCAGCGTGTTCAGCGCTTCCGTTTGCTTTTCCAGAGCGTCCAGCCGGTGAGAGTTGGATTTCCCCCGCTGCTCTACAGCGGAAATCCACTTGGTGATCTCAGCTTCTTCCATTGGCATTCTCCCTTCTCAGCCGTTCCACCGGCTGTATTTTCCGTTGTCCTCATGAATGCCCCAGCTGTACAGCCCCAGACCGCCCCGCCCGGGGATTTTCTCGGCCTGCACCTCCTGGGCTATGGCATAAAGCTTCTCCGGGGAGATAGCCCCTGAGAGGTCAACAGCCTGCCCCGTGGTGTGCAGGGAGTTGGATACTCCGCCCACCTCGGCATTGTGCCGCTTGCACCGCACGCCGGAATTCACATTCAGGGGAACCCCAGCCCGACGGCGTATCTCATCGGCCATGCGGACGGTTTCCTCTGCGGGTTCTGCGGGGAAGCCGTTGCAGTATTTCCCGCCGCACTGGCACCGGAATTCCTCCCGGGTGAAATACTTGATATCGTCCCAGAAAGTCCCGGTCGTCGGTGCGTCGCTGTCCTCCGGCTTTTCCACCTTTACCGCCGTCCCGGCAATGGCACCGATGAGCATTTTCTGGGTAGCCGCCCCCGGTATCCCGTCCACGGTAAGCCCGTAGTCGGCCTGAAACGCCCGGATAGCCCCTTGGGTGTTCCTGCCATCAATGCCGTCAATCGTTCCGGGAGAGTAGCCCAGATAGGTAAGCAGGCACTGAATTTGTTTCACAATCACTTAATCACCACCCCGTATTTCGCCAGAATGGCAATGATATCGTCGGTAAGGATTTTCTTAAGCTGACCGGGAGGCAGCTTGGCGATACTCGCGGCGATGGTGCGCATATCCTGCTCCCCGTCCTCGGCGGCGCGGATTTCCACCAGCCGCTTTTTGGCTCCGTTACTCCACTTCTTCATCCGGCTTCACCTCCAAAATGGTCAGGGCGTTCTGCATGTCCGCGCCCTCGGCCTTCATTTCTGCGATTTTCGCAAGGATTCGCTGCTTCCGTTCCTCAATGGTCATGCGTTTACCCCCAGAGCGGTTTCGATTTCGGATAATGCGGCTTCGTACTCGGCGTTCTTTTTCAGCGCCTCTTCCAGCGGGGTGAGGATTTCCACCCCGTCCCGGTAGAATTTGCCACCGCTGTAGGTATCGCCGATGCCAACGGGGCGTTCACCGGGGCTTTTCAGGGTATCAGTTTCCGGCTGGGAATCACTGCACCACAGCATATTGGTAACGGTACCGTTTTCGATGAGTGCCATTGATTTTGCCATTATGCAGCCCCCCTTGCATTTCGGATGATTACGATGCCAGAGCCGCCAGCCGTAGCATTGTTATAGCCAGCGTGGTTTGACCCTCCGCCACCTCCTCCGCGGTTTGAGGGGGGGCTAACACCTGCGGCACCTGCCGTTACATCAACGGCACCAATAGTCGTGCCATCGCCGTAAATATTCGTACCACTACTGCCACCGCCTGAATACAGTTTTCCACCGGAGATCCCAAACTCCCGCGTGGTAGTCCCCTGCCCAGTTCCGCCGGGATTGGCGTTGCTGCCATCAGTTCCGCCATAATTGTGAGGATAGTTAGCACCACCAGAGCCGCCGTTTCCGCCGACCCAATCAATGTTACTTTGATTTATTCCGCCGCCACCTTGTCCGCCAGACGCCGAAGACCCGAAAGCACTTGTGATACCTCCGTCATTGCTCTTTGCGGTTGATGTCACCGTACCTCCTGCGCCTACGGTTATTGTATAAGCCGTGCCAGCAGCTACAGTTACAGCCTTCACGGTTTTTGTATAGCCGCCACCGCCGCCAGCACCTGCGCTGTTCCAGCCTTGCCCACCTCCACCACCTCCTCCAACAAGGAAGACGTCGATACCGCCCTCTGCACCGTTGAGGTTGGTAAACGTCAGTGTGCCGGAGGTGAGGAATCGGATTTTCCAGTTGCCCTTCCAACTTGCGAAATCCGAAATAGGATTATCGCTGTCATCCACGATTGCGTAGTCGCCGGTGTAGGTAAACTCCGGGGTAATTCGATATACGATTGTGACGTACTCCACGGTCAGACGGGTAATGGCAACATCCTGAGTTGCGCTGTCTCCGCCCTTCGTGGATGTAATCGTCCACGTACCCAGGTCAAGCCCGCCGAATGTCCAGACACCATTTTTCTCAGTGGCCGTCTTCGTGATAGACCCCATCTTGCAGGTTACAGTGGAGCCTGTAGGGGCAGTCACAATTATTGTCGATTTGTTGGGACTTCCACCGCTGGTGCCAAATCCATATAAAGGCACTGCAATACTCATACGTACACCTCCACCGTAATCGGAATATTCACCGTGGGCTTGTCCTCAAGGCAGGTAAACGTCAGCACGCTGCCCGACCGGGAAGCGAAGCTCACCATACCGCAGGCCTCTTTCAGCGCAAGATTGGTGGCCGTGTTGCTCCCGTACACTGGATAAGCCATCGCACGCTTTGCATCCGTCAGACCGGAGACCGTAACAGATTGGGTATATGGGGCGCCGGCAGACCAACCGGCAGCAGTTAACGTTGCAGTCTTTGCAATCGTTTTGGCATTACTTGACGCCGTATCTACGTACCCCTTGGTTGCGGCATCAGCGCTGTCCGTGGGCGCACCTAATGCTTTAATTTGATGGGAGTTCATGACAATATTTCCGGTCATTAAACCGCCAGTACTAGGCAATGCCCCAACATTTTCAGCTTCTAGATCAACGTTGCCAGTGGAGTTAGGTTCTTTGCCGCACACTTTGGATACAGCTCCAGTGCCATCCAAGCCCATACGGGAGACGGAGTAGGCATAAATCGGGTCTCCGGAATTGAACGTCATTGCAACTCGCGTCCACAGGTAAGCACCCTGTGCTACCGTGGGAATGCTGCCTTGCCAGTTTCCGGACGGTATAACATTCCCGGATGTGCTGGCTTGGTATGTTACGGACCGACTGGTCAACAGAGCCGGGTTCCCGATGTCGCCCTTTTCGCCCTTGATCTCGAACCACTGATACTTCGTCCAGTCTGTTGGAGCAGTTGCGGAATTGCCGCTGTATACGCCCATCCAATTGTCAGGGAGAACACCGAAGCTGTGAGAAGCTGCCGTGGGCTTCTGCGCCGCGTACCGAATCCAGACGTATGCGTTGTCGCCCTTGTCACCCTTTGCGCCGTTCGTGATGGTGAACGTGCTGTTGGTGCTGTCGTTGTAGGTGATACGGTACGTGTCTACCAGCCCGCTGGTGGAGATTTTGGAAACTCCGGTAATGCCTCTGCCGTTTTTAACGGGAAAATCAAAGGTCGTTGTATCCGCCATGGTGATACGGTATGTATCCGTAAGGCCGCTGGTGGAATGCTTCACGATGCTGCTGATACCGCCATGGCCGTCAGCGGCGGCGGTCAGCCAGTTCAGCAGAATTTGTCCCGTCAGCTTCTTTGCCGCGCTGTCCTGTTCCAGGACGAAAAGGTCAGCAGCTTTTATCTGTTCCGCTGCAATCAGCTCGGATATTGCTTTATCTGCCACGCTTCTTTACCCCCTTATTCCATGTATCAATGCGCTCCCTTTGCTCTTTTGTGAAAAGGTCACTACTACCGATGTATACGGTTCGCCCGCACACGGGGCATTCCATATCCACGATGTGTCCATCTTCATCTGTGTGCATGATCGGGATTTCCCCGCAGCATCTATTAACAACCACTTCCGCCATTGGGTACCTCCTGCTCAGGCCCTTTTTCGGGTGCAGGAGGCGCAGACAGCGCCTGCACCACTTCTTCAATGGCCTGCATACTGCCCAGCATCCTGTCCCAGTTCTCCCGTCCTGCGACCTGAACGCCCTCAAGGGTATTCAGGACTGCCCTAAGCTTCATTACAGGGTTCATTTTTACTCCTTTCCCAGCACCACACGCACCGCGCCGGTTTCCGGTACGATAGCGATTAGCTTCGTATATTGGGCGGCGTACTGCCCTTCCCACCACATTTGCACCGTCTCAGCGGGATTTGCAAATACCGTGGCAATCGTCGCCAGGTATTCCCCGAGAATACGGATGTTTATCTGCCCCGCCTGGGGGAAAGGGTTGAAATAATCGCAGTCGAATTCTTTGCCTGTTGCGGTTTTCAGTTTTTCCATACTTAAGCCCTCACTAATACAGTTTGTGATAATCCGTTTCCGTCCTTAATTGTTCGCCAAGCCACCTCGTTGTCTTCGAAATAGAAGCTCGACGCGAATAGTACGGACGCATCAACGTAGCTTGCGGTATTCCACCCATTGAACACACCATTTGCAAAATCCGCATACCCAAGCGAGGTATTGATACCTCCGCTGGTATAGGCCGTGGATATGGTGTTGTAGCCGATTTCCGAGCCGTAGACACTGTGACTGGCAAGACCTGACCCGTCAAGGTACCCATCGTCGCCGCCATAGTCAATTCTTCCGGCGCTGACGCTTCCCCGGAAATATCCATTCTCAGCGTACAGATTCCCGGTTGGCGTAATCTGCACGCCGTTAGCCTCAGAGCCGCACTGAATGCCGTTGACACCAATGTAAATACCCCGGCTGTTGGTGCCGTTCCAAACCTGATTGTTATAGCTTAGGTAGTCGGATTGGATATCAAAACCGCCGATTTTGCCACTAAGGGCGGTGATCTTTCCACGGACTTCTGCGCCGGACTTGGTGATCTGGAACACCGTGGTATTATTGGCCTTGACCGTCCAGGAATCGTCAAGCAGCTCCCAGCCAAAGGACGAGCTGCTCCCGCCGGTTTTGGTAACCCGCGCGGAGATCTGGCCGCTCTGAATGTCCAGCCGCGAGGTGAGCTCGTTCCCCTGTTCGATACGGGCAGAGACTTCGGCGGAAATCTGGTCGGCCTGAATTTTCAGTTGTGCCCGGGTTTCTATAAACTGACGTTCTACCTTACGTGTTTCGTGGGATTTATAGGGAACGGATTCGTCGATTTCCTCAGAGCCGGGGGCGGAAACATCCGCGCGTATCATTTTTCCGTAGGACTTTGACACGCTGTAAATGCCGCCATAGGTTCCTTTAACCTGAACCGCGTCTCCAATCTCCGCCGCCGGGTCTAAGATTGCGCCTGTAGCCGTATACGTCTGGTAGGAATAGCCATTGATTCTGGCCAACATATCGTTTGCCATTTTCTGAGTTCCGAAAGGGTTTTCGGAGATCAGTTCCCTGCCGCTGTCTGTACCCGCCGTATACTCCACGCCGTCAGTAACCTTCAACGTGACGCGGCTGTACGCGCTGAGTGGGTCTGATATTTTCAGGCTGTCGGCGGCAGACCCGATGATGAACTTATCAAACAAGGATTCTGACACCTCCAAACGTGATCGCTCTGTTATCGCTTCCGCCAACAATCAGATAGTTGGTTTCCTTCGGAAGCCCCGTGAGCGTGACCAGCATCAATTCTCCGGTGGCCGTCATAGCCCAGGAGCCGGTGTACATTGCGCCGATGTAGCCAATGACCTCACGGCAGCTGTACCCGGCAGGGTACGGGATTTCGTAACCAGATGTCACAATTTGATATACACGGCTATCCAGCGATATGCCGACTGCATCGGAAATCTCTTTCAGAACTTCAATGTCAATTGCAGGCCAGTTAAGGGAGGATTCTGCCGGATAGTCTTCTTCCAGAAGAAGCATCCCGTCGTATCCGTGGAGCGTTAGCTTTGTCCGGTCGCCGATCTCTCCTTCGCTCCGTTTGTCAATGTAATACTTCCCTTGTGGCAGCCATTCAGAGGCGGCATTCTCATTTGCGGCTCTGATATATGGCCGAAGAAGCGCACGTTTTGGAATATCACCATAGGGATGAATCATTTCAACGTTGATCTCACCGGCGCAGGTTTTTCCAACGTCAGGAGAATCGGAAAGAAGCGGTTGCTTCTGCTCCATGGATATCAGCAGTTCTTCACCGTAGCCGGTTTCGGCGCCACCGCTATCTACCAGAATGCGCACTCCGCCGAACGTGATTGCGCTTCCGCTTTTGTCAATTAGCTTTCCGGTATCACCGATGCAGAGGCGGTTTTCAAACCAGTGGTTGCCAGCTACAATGTCCCGGTATTCCTGCGATACGTTCTGCATAAGCGCCCGTCACCTCTCAATCAGGGGGAAGGTAATGCCGCTCCACCAATCGTCTTCCGGCTTCTCTATCAGGAAAGATGCAGGGTTATTGTTGGAGTACATGGTCACATTGTTGCGGTACCCGCTCATAGGGTCGTAGTAGTCCACGGTCACATATTCCGGGAGAATGGTATGCAACACGGTCATAGCTTCCTCAGCCGTTAGCGGGCGGCAGGTGATGTCCAGACGGATTTTGGTTGTCACCCGGCCACGCTGCATTGTCCCGTCCATGGTGCGCCCAGAATTGGGGGCGTCAATGTCGTTGCGCTGCCACTTTACGCCCTGTTTGGCGATGAACGGCATGAAGTCCACGCCGTTTATCTTGAGCATCATCTTCATGCCGTTTTCACTCCTTTCGTTTATCCATACATTCTTGCGTTCCTGCGCTGAGCATCCCGGACAGCCCGGTCAAAGTCATATCCACCGCCACCTCCGTTGCCCTGATTCCGCATTTCCGCGATAATCTGCTGAGCGACAGCATAAATAGCGGTAACAACGTCATCATTGGCTTCCCGAACGCCGTAGGTGATACCATCAACGATCTGGTCATTGTTGGCAACCGTTGTCCGTCTGCCAATAGAGCCAACCATTTCTGCCCCGGCTTCGCGGGCTATAAAGAGTTGGCCTTGGTCTACATAGCCGCCGTCGGCAAGCATCGGAATTTGAGGAACGCTAATTGTTCTCAGCCCTGCAAATGGCGAATATCCGGCAATGCTGAAATTCTTCAGATCACTTAAAATACTGTTGATTCCGCCGAATATCCAGCGCAGTGCAGAATTGAGTACAGATATTACGCCATTCAGTGCCGCTTTCACTGCACCAACCAGCCCGTCAAATACCGTCGCCACAGCTGTTCTCAAAGGCGTTAAGAAATGGGTGTTAATGTAGTTGTATGCAGTCAAGAAGCCATCGCAAATCTTCGTCCATGTGTCGGAAGCCCACTTCGTTATTCCGCCCCAAAGGGAAGAAAACAGATTAGAAAGCGGTTGTATAACGTTTGTATCAAACCAGCCAGAAACGATACCCCAAACAATCTTGATGGTTTCCCACGTTCCGCTCACAAGCACTCCTATGTTATAGAAGACATCCTCAAATGTCTGGCTTACACTTTTCCACAGGTCAGAGAACCATGTAACAGCTGGTGAAAACGTTTTAACAATGCCCGTCCAAAGTCCGGAGAAGAATCCGGATATTGGTTGCACAACGTTTACATTGAACCATTCCGCAACAGGTGCAAAGAAAGCGCAAATTTCATCCCATTTCTGATAAATCAGAATACCAAGGTCTGTCAGTGCACCTATTACTAGGCCAACGAGTGCGCCGATAGCTGCACCAACAGGGCCGCCGACAGAGCCTATCGCCGTACCAATGATTGCGCCAATTCCCGTAGCAGCTAATGTAGACCCCGCTGGAATCAGTAATCCATTGAGGGTATTCAGCCCATTCACGATCGCGTCGTATACGCCGGTAACGAACATTGGGATTCCAGCAACGATTCCACCGATGGCTGCCCCGATAAGTCCTGTGCTTATTGTCCCGCCTCCTGCAGTAATCGCCTTGGCTACAGCGCTTCCTTTGAACGCCTTGAAAATTAGCTGCCCAATTCCTTTTCCGATAACCCCAGCGCCTACAGTTCCACCTAAACCACTCAGAATGATCTCCCCGAAATTGAAGCTATTGAGCTTATCTTCGATGGCGTCTTTAATGGCTCTAAACTCGATTGAAAAACTGGCGGCTGTTAGAATCACGCCTGCGGCAATCGTAAGCGGAATGGAAAGGCCGTTTTTCCCAAGCGTTTTGAGCGCCATAATTCCGTTCAGGAAATCGTTTGACAACTTCCATGCAAGTAGCGCAATTCCGATTGTGGCAATAAGCCCCAGAATCTCTTTCAGATTGTCCTTAACAAAGGAAACAAGCGGCTCCAGTTTCTTTTTCCACTCGTCAATCTGCGTGGTTACTGCATTTTTCAGGAAATCATACCCCGGCAAGTCTAATCCAAGATCTCCACCGCCTACACCGGCTCCGCTTCCACTGCCGCCCTGATTCTGGTCGGGGAGGACATTCAGTTCATCAAACCCGGCAAGGTATCGTTTCAGTTCCTTCGCCGAACCGGCGGCACTGTCCATGTTGTCGGCAATGGCACCGCTCCCGGCAGAAGCGCTCCCAATCGCATCCCCCCATTTCGGGGACTTTACCGTTACCCCGAACAGGGCGGCAATGGCCGCTATGATTTCCTGCAAGGCGCTTGCCACGGCAATAGCAATTGGCAGAACCTTCGTCAGAATCGGAATAAAGATGTTTCCCACGGCACGTGCGGCTTGTTCCAGCTCCGCCCGTAGTACCCGCAGCATGTTTGCCGGATTTTCCAGCGTCCGCGCCATATCACCTTGCACCTGCGTTACCTGCGTCATCATGGCGTAGTACCGCAGCTGGGATTTCTCCGCCTGCGTCATGCTGGAAACGCTCTTGTCAATTCCAAGATTCAAGCGTTCCTGCTCCAACCGGGCAACAGACAGGTCGTAGCCCAGCCGCCGCAGAGGTTCGAGTTCTCCGGAAATACCGGACTGAACCTTCTGCATTGCCGATTCAAAATCGATATTATAGAAGGAGGCAAGGTCATAGCCCAACTGCGTCAGGTTCTTGGCCATGAACGCGGCCTTGTCACCAGCCACACCGAAACCTGTGATAATGGTGTTAAAGACGCCCTGATTCCGCATCCATTCAGCGGGGTCAATGCCCATTACATCAGAAACCTTCTGGGCGTAGTTATAGGCTTCCTCGGCGTACCTCCCCATTGAAACGGTGAACAGATTCAAATCCTCCGTATACTTGGACGATTTTGCAATTGCGATACCCAGGAGCTTTGCCGCCGCCCGGTATATGGCCACAAAGCTGATTGCTTTGAGCGCACTGTTCCAAGCATTTGTGCTTGTGGTTGCCCGCCTTACCGTACCGTTGTACTGCTCCGTCGATGTAATCAGCCTTTGAATTCTGCTTGGAAATGCCGAAAACCCGGAGGAAACCTTGTTCATTTCATCCGCAAATGGCTTCATGGCCGAAGCCAAGTCTTTCATCTGCTGAGTGAACTTATCAATATCCGCTTTCTCAAGCTCCTGGATGACCTCTGGCAGCTTTTTCAGCTGGTTGATGAAGGAAGTCATATTAGACCGGCCAAGCTCGGACAGAGGCTGCAATCCGGATGCCAGATTCCGCAGTTTTTCTCCGGGGGTGTCCGGCAGATTGGTGATTGCCTGATTGATGGCCGCCAGCTGGTTTCCAATGGACGCGGAAATTTTCAGGCTATCCGTCTGGTCTTTCAGATTGCTCAGGGAGCTGCTAATGCGGTTTATCTTGTTCGCAAAATCGCCGGTATTCATGTTGTTCACGGCATTCTTGATCTGCGAAATTCCTGCTGCAACTTTGGAGAGGGCAGTTGTGGAACCGCTGATCGATGTTTTTAGCTCTGTCAACTTTTTTGCCAGAACCTCCACCCCTGCGGATGCCGCGGCACTGTCATTCACAATCTGAAACTCAATGCCCTGCATTTCCACATTGTCAGCCATTCCCTTCACCGCCCTTCTTCTCAAATTTCTTGTTAATGGAAACCATGAACATCTCCATCATGGCTTTCGCCTTTTTGTCGCTCTTTTCCTGCTGGGTCAGCTGCTTTTCTCCACTATCCGCCGCTTTCCGCTGCCCAGTGTGCAGCTCAAAGGGCTGCTCCCGGTATGGAATGGGCTTCGGTGGCTTCTTGCTGAAACTGAACCGCAGAACCGGGGCGGCATCCAGAAGGGCTTCATAGTAATAAGCCCCTTGCATCCACATATCCTGATTCTTCAAGTCCCGTTTGATCTTGTCAGCTTCCCGGTAGGCTTTCACCAGTTCCACGTCCTGATTCCAGAACTGGTCATAGGTCATGCCGATTGCAAGATAGTACGGGAATAACTTCTTGAAGATATTTGTGTAAGCGTAAGAGGGGGTAGGGGTCTCCCCACCCCCTCCGTTTTCGGAAAGAAGTTCGCTTACTCTACTGCTTCCCAGCCGGGGTTTCCCTCGTTTTCCTCTTCATCATCGGAAAGCAGGGTGTACACAGCCTCGGAGTACATTTCCGCCAGCACCTTCACAAGGCCGGACTTGTTGCTCAGACCGTCGTAAATCTTGTTGATGGTAGCAACCTTGGTGTTGGGATGATTCGCCGCGAAAGCGCCGCTGAACAGCATGGGAATCATGGTAGCGGGCTTGTCGCCAAGCTCATTGATGGAGAACCCGGTCTTCTCCATGGCGGAAACCGTGGAGCGGGTGAACTCCAAACTGTACTTCTTGCCGTTGTAGGGAATGCAGATTTTCTTAGCCATCGCTAATCCTCCTTAAAAATGTGTGGTCTGTGTTTTGGCTCAGGTCGCGTCGTCCAGCTCAATGGGCGTGGACGGGGCAATGGAAATGTTCAGGTCTACAACCTCGTTGACGCCGCCACCGGTGGCGTAGGCGGTCAGCTGACCGTCAAACTTGAACTTGCCATCGCTGCCGGTGGGGGTCAGGGTACCGCCAGCCTCGTCGCCACCGAACCATACGGCGTAGCTCTCGGTCTTTCCAGCCAGCGCTTGCAGCGCTTTGTAGTCAGCCAGAGTGTAGTTCGCGGTGAACGCCAGCGCGTCCAGAGACTGGATACCGGCGATGTAGGTCTGCATCTTGTCAGACAGGGTAGTGGTTTCCAGCATCTCCGGATCGCCGCCCAGATCAGGGAACTCCTTGATGTCAATGAGCTTTTCGTAGGTGTTGCCGGTGCTTCCTTTTTTCATGAGGAAGACCTTATAGGTAGAAATCGCGATAAGTCATCATTCCTTTCGTTGTAATAAAAAACGGGCTGCCTCCTGTGAAGCAGCCCTTCGGCTCTCTTTCCGCCCTTGCGGAAAGGTAAAGCATATTTACCTGCGGTAAATTGTTCCGCCGTCCGTCTCCGCCCGATACCGGGCTACCAGACGGTAAATCGTCCCGTTTTCCATATTCGGAACAGGGGACAACGAAATTCGCGTGAAATTCCGTTTGTAGAGCATTTCATCTATAACGCCCATGATCTCCCGGCAGGCGCTTTTCTTGCTTCCTGCCTTGTCGGAGTAGACATTAACCTCGTACATCAGCGTGGAAAACTTTTCCCGGTCGCTGCTGTCCAGTCTGTTCGCGGACATATAATTGTCCTGCTCTACGATGCTTACATAGGGGAATTTTGGAGGAGCGTTCACATATTCTCCGGATACCGAAATGCCCTTGAAGCGCTTTCGCAGAGCCTCGGCAATGGGGGTATAGATCAGCTTTTCAATATCAATCATGCCCTGAACACCTCCATAACGATTCTCGGGAGCTCCTGCTCAATCGCTTTTCTCGCCTCATACATGGGCATTGCAGGAGGATTTCCGTATGTGTGGCCGCCGCCCTTGTCTTTGGGCAGATACCAGCCTTTGGGGTCGTCCCAATGACCTTTCCCGTCCGGGTAGGTGCCAGCCCCCATGCCAAACTCCGACGCTTCCGGGTGCCCGGTTCCGTATGTAATACCGGCTCCAAATTCAATGAAAAGAACGGATTCCCCATCGGCCTTTACGGCGTAACCATTTGGGATTGCCACGACGGACACGGTTGCATCCCCCATCCCGGTGTAAGCAGCCCGCGAAAACCGGATGGAAGCCACAGAAGCGCCCAGCATTGCCAGCCTTTCGGCCAGTTCCTTTGCCTTGTCCTTCTGCCAGCGTTTGTATTCCTTCAATTCGTCCTGAATCTTCTGAATGCCGGAAACCGACAGCGGAACCACAATTCTCTTGTAGCTCACGACACGCTCACCTTCGTAACGGCGATGGACACTGAGTTCAGAGACTTTGCCACCCGTCTGACCATGTAGTCATACAGGGGCTTCCCGTCCTCGTCATACACAGGCTCCTTGTCCAGAAACAGCACGGTATTCTCGTCAACGGGGCAGGTCATGTCATCCGTAACGATGACCTTGTCATACCCGGCAAGATTGCCGAACTGCTCCACCTGAGAAGCCCCGGTCGCAGCGGATACGTTGGCGCGGAAGGAAACGGCAGGTTTGTACACAACAGTTTCCTCACCGGTTTCGTTGCCGTCTTCGTCGGTGACAGGCACTTTCCGGTCATACAGCAGATACCAGAAGCTTTTCTTGTTTCGCTCCATGATTCTCATACTGTCACCTCACAGAACCCCGGCCATGGGAACGATCTGTCGCATCATGGATTCCGGAACGTCCCCGTTCTCGTAGGAACGGGAAATTCCGTTCTCGCTGTGAGACAGCTCACCCTCTCCGCCCCGCTTGTTCAGAAGATACGTAGCAATCTCCACCTGTAGATAGCTGTACTGCTCCGGAACCTCCATAATGGAAGGGTCAAACGGGTATGCCCTGCGGCAAATCTTACTTGCCGCAATGCCAAGGTAGGCAGAAACCGTGCTTTCGTCGGTTTCATTCGCCATGGCTTTTACCAATGCGTTTTTCTCGGCTTCCTGCACGGTTTCTTACCTCCTTTCATTCTACGGGTTCTCCCGCCTTCTTGCGTGGTTTCTTGATAACGGGAATAGGATTATTCTCCGATAAACCAAACTTTGTGATAACTTCCTCGCGGGTGAGCGGTACGGGGTTGTCGAGGGTATCAACAACTACCGTTCCCATCACCACAGAAGTGCTCTCCAGTTCGCGCCGAGTAATCACCTTGTCCTTTGCGGTAAAGCCCACGTTGCGAAAGTGATCTTCCTCGCGCACATACACTTTCCCGTCAGAAACATAGAACATGGTGAACCTCCTTAGCCGTTGGTGATAATCTTTGCCAGAGCAATGGTCTTCGGGTCGGCCACGATAGACCAGTTGGCAGATGCCGCAAGCTGTGCATCCGTGGGAGAAGCGGTGTAGCCGGAAGTGGGCTTGGTAAAGCTGAAACCGTTGGGGTGCATGGTTTCACGGATACGGGTGACCAGCGCGTCATAGCCGCCGCCCTTGAGCGCGTCACGGGTCAGCTCGGAAGGAACCTTCACAGGGGCGGGAGCGTACTGGATAGCGCCCAGACCGAGAACGTATGTGGTGTAGGTCGCTGCCTTGGAAGTATCCGCTGCGGTGGTGGGGCAGCCATCGTCCACGACTACGGTCATGCCGTTCACCGTGCCGATACGCAGGGGGCGCTCCACGCCGTTTGCGTCCGTGTACTTGAGAAATTCCAGCAGTTTCAGGCCAGCCATGTTCGTGGCGACCTTGCTGTGCATAAACACAAGCCGGAAAGCGTCCTGATTGTCACCCACGGCCTTTTGGATAGCATCACCGATGGTGGTAGCGCCCATCTTGTTAGTGTCCGCAACGGTGGTAGAAGCGGAAGACAGGTCTGTAGTGTGGTTCGCCCAACCGGCAAACTCACCGCTGCCGGTCACACCGAACACAGCATTCAGGATTTTCAGCATGATGGACTGGCGCTGCTTCTGCCAGTACTTGGAAACCTGAGACACGATCTGCTGCATGGGGTCGGCACCGCTGTTGTAATCAACGATGAAGTCCTTCTCCTTCCAGCCGTGGGCGCGGCCAAACACGATACCATTCTGAGCGCTGCCTTCGGGGTCGGTCAGGGTGATGTCAGTTGCGCCATCGTAGTTCTCAGGAGTGCCGCCAATGACTTTGTAGAACGGCAGCGTATAAAAGTCAGAGCCGTTGGAAATCAAGCCCGCCAGCTCTGCGTTCGGGGCGACAGCGCCGCTCTCAAACATCGCGGTCAGGGTGGGGTCTTTCGCATTTGCCCAGTTGTAGTTAAACAGCTCGGGGTCAAACGGAAAGCCAAGATAAGTAGCCATAATGTTTTACCTCCATAATCATTTCAAAATTGTTTTCCAGTCAGGATTGTTCTTGATAAACTCCATCTGGGATTTGGTGTCGAGTTTCAGAAAATCCGCCTTGGTCATTGCGCCGCCAGGGCTTCCATCAGCGCCTCTGGGCGTTCTTTTCAGCTTGTCCGCGATGACTTTTTGGGCGTATTTTTCCAAAAACGTCTGGTTGTTGGCAAAAACCGTAGCCATATCGCCGGATTCCATGGCCGCCGCAGTAGCGTCCGCAAGGGCTTCATCATAACCCTGAGCAACCAGCTTCGCTTTGTAACCGGCAACGGTTTTTTCCTTCCGCAGACCGGCCAGCTCCTTTTCCATGTTCTCCCACTTTTCGGCCTGCTCCTGTTGCTTCCTCTGCTCGTCAGTCAGAAGCGCGTTGTGCTTACGCTTCCATTCCGCAGCCTCGGAATTGGCCTTGGACAGCGCGTTTTTCTGCCTTTCCAGTTCTGCGGTGTTGTCCTCGTACTCAAAGCCCTCCAAAGCGGCAAGCTTCTGTTCCGGGGTCATGTCCGCATAACCTTCAATGAGATTTGTGTCGATTTTTGCCATAATTATTCCTCCTGCGTTTGGTGAGGCGGTTCCCTCCGCCGTGATCTCTGTTTTTACGGGTTGTCTCCCGTCTGCGTTTTTGATAGAGCAGCTTCCCTGCTGCTGTTATGGAGGGCTGTACAGGCTTCGATCCTGTGACCTGCGGATTAACGGTCCGTTGCTCTACCAGCTGAGCTAACAACCCACATATCCCCGGCTTACGGTGCCGGGGAACCGCTTTGCCCGTTTCCGGGTTTCATCGCCGATAGGGAGGCCATCGGCGATATATATGGCGCGAGGCCGATTTGAACGGCCTTCTGTGGGGGGAGAGGTGAACCCCACTCGCTGTCTGCCGCGCCAAATTTTAGCCTTCTATTCTTCATGTACTCGGCTTTTGGCCGAGGAAATATTTTTGTGGGACGGGGTAAGCTACTTTGAGCTATCGTGCGCTTATGTACACTTATCACACAATGCTGTTCCTTCTCCTTTGCTTTGGCTGCCTTGCGCATACGGCAGTTATCGGCGTGCTTGAATTGTCCAGCCCCCCGCTGGTTGCGGCAGAAAGAATCGAACTTCCATTACATGGGTCAAAACCATGTGCCTTACCTTTTGGCTATGCCGCAGTGGAAAAAAGAAGGGCTTCCAATACCATTTCTGGTATCAGAAGCCCTTCGGCTGTTCGCTGCTCCCTAGAACAGTCACAAATTATACCATTTGGTGTGGCTCTTCCGCGAAAGGTGCGGCGCTCTTTGCCAAACAGTCAGTTAACCTTCTTGCGCCGAATCTCAATGACCACGATCTGGCCTTGTTCGACTTTGATTTCCGCCTGATTCCGGCGGCGGATGATTTCCTCAATCGCCCGAATTTCCTTCGCCGTCACTCTGACCGCCGGTTTGGTTTCCGCTTCCATCGCCGTTCCCTCCGTTCTGCGCGGCAAGCTTCGCCGCTTTTTTCTCCTGCTCGGCCATGTAATCCATGCTCATTCGGTAGGCCAACTGCGGGTCGGAAAATAACCCGCAATGTGTAAATGCCAGTTCAGGGGCGATCTTATCGCAAGCAAGCATCTGGGTTAGAACCGTTGATTTCTGCGCGATATTCTCATAATTCCGCCGCGTGAATCGGATTTCCAGTGCCGAGAGTTTCAGGCTCAGATGCCCCATGTCCCGGCAGATACGCAGCACCAGCTTCAAAAATTCCTTTTCGGACTTCTTGAAAATCAGCTCCGTGTCCTTGGCTCTGGCTTCCGCTGCCGACCAGCCGTCCCGCATGATGACCGCCGACCCGGTGTCAGAGGTAGAAGTCCCTCCGTTCCGGTTGGGCATTCCGCAGATGGTCAGCACCGTCTCATACATGCTGTCCACAAGGGTCTGCGTCTGGGTCTGGTTCATTTCGGAGGTCAGATATTGAATCTCCGCTTTCAGTGTGGCGTCAATATCCCTGAACTTGATCGCGCCCTCGTCCCGCAGTTTCTTGTAGTCCTCACTGCTGATGTCAACATTATGGAACAGCATCAGTGCTTGAACGAACTGCTCTACGCCGTCAATTCGGTTGCTCTCCGTCATGTTGATTGCGTCAAGCAACGGAATCACGATTTCAAACGCCCCTAAACGAGCCATGTTTGCCGGGTACTCCACAATCGGGATTCCCAAAATCTGATCTTCTGCGCGAATAACTGCCCACGTGTTCCAGACCTCGAAATACCTGGTTTCTGTCCAGCAGGAGAAAACGAGCGTTCCGTCCTCTTTTAGAACATACCGTACACCCATCATGGGCTTATGCCCAAGGCCAATAGAGTACACCACAAATGTGTATCTAGGGTCAAGAGTGAATATCTCAAAAGGAGCCTCGTCTTCCTCGACATCCGCCAGAACGTCCGGCAAAGCCATTCGATAAGAGGTACCGCAAGTGAAGAACCAATCGGCAAGTTCCTTATCCTTTTCCGGCTTGTCCTCGGACAGCATATAGTCATTCAGTTTCAGCACTTCGGAGGAAATGTCTTCGTCCCCACCACGGCTTACGTACTGGATTGGTTCGCCGACCTGATAGGCCGATTTGAAAGATACGATCTCATTTGCTCGGTTCTCCACAACCATGTTGTTGATTTCCGGGCGGACTTCCTTTACACGGTTAAGGATTGGCTGCTCTCCCTTGTAATACCAGTACAAGTAATCAATCTCTGCCTGATTTTGCAGGTGCGTAAACAGTGCCTTTTGTAGCACATCGATGATATTCCCCTCGTTTATATCCGTAACCTCGGTGTAAATCACCCGACGCCCGAATAACCGTCTGCTCTCCGTATTACGCACCCCCTTTTCCGGAAATCTATTTTCTCATTTACCATTATACCACAGTGGCGGATGGTTGTCTACTTAATTCTCGCTCGTAAACCATCGGCTACTTTCTGGTTAAAATGGCCTGCTGAAAACCTCTATAACCGCCCCGTTTAAGCTTTGGGCGAACTCAGCAAACATAGCCATTCCGTCTGGAACGTCATCGTGCTTATTCTTTCCCGCTACAGTGTAGGAACATAGCATATCCATCATCCTGCCGTAATCCGTGTTCCGCTTATACTTGCTTTCATCCAGAAACAGGCAGTGCTCCTTCACCCACGCTGAATTTACAATGATCTTTGTTTCTTTATTCGCCGTTGTGAACTTTGTCGTGATATTAGTAATTCCGCCCAGTTTCTTTACTTCTCCCTGAATCTTTTCAGCGATCCGGCGGCCAGCGGAGTTACTTTCAAACCGGCACATTTTCACCTTGTCCCGCACCAGAATTTCAGACAGTCTTGTATCAACTGTGTCAGGAAGCCCATTGTCGCAGATGCAGTCCCCAATATAGTAGTCCTGCCCATATACATATCCAACCGGCAGAAATGCGTAGTCAGTGCCCTTGTCCTTGGTATCGCACACGCCGATAATGGCGTCCGGTTCCTCTGCTGGCAGCTCAAAGAACCGCCGCAGCTCGTCAGGATGGTAGACAAGCCCCTCGCGTTCAATGGGTTGATTCTGATACAGCGCTTTCCAACTAACGCTATCCATAATATCCCGCTGTTCCCGGTAGAACTTGGTGGAGAACCCCACACCAAACTCATAATCAAAATTGCTTTCGTCATCCTCGTTCATGGCCGGAATCCGAATGAATTTCGCCCGGGGATTGTTCTCATATTCCCGTTCCAGCCGCCCGATCACATCGTGAACGCTCCACCGGGTAGCAATATGCAGTTCCTTGCACTTGTCGCCGATTTTTCGCTGCCGCAGATCGGTGGTGTAAGTCTCCCACAGCTTGTCCAGACGCTCTTTGGATAGAGCGACCTCAATACCAGACACCAGATCGTCGCAGTACAGCAGGTTTGCCGCCCGGTACAGACCGGCATTGCCCGTTCCTATGGAGGTAAATTCCAACGTCTCAAATCGCTGCCGCTTATCAAGGTCAATTCGGCAGTCCTTTGCGTTGGTGCTGGACACCCGAACGGCAGGGAATACATCATGCCATAGGTATTCCCCCTTTGAGTCAAACAGCCGCAGACATTCGTCATACACGCCCCGCACAAAGGAATTGGAGTGGCTGCCCGTCAGATTCGGGTTGTTTGGGTCGCGGCCGGCAATCCAGGTCAGCAGGAAGATTGCAAGCGTGGTCTTTCCTACGCCGGGGGGCAAACTAACCGCCAGCAAATCCAGCTTGTCATCCCCGCACAGCGCTTGCAGCGCGTCCACCACGGGCTTTAGCTGCTTCTTCCGTGGCTGATAAAACCGCTTTTTTGCCTGCCTGTCCAGCTCCATATAGGTCAGATAGCTGTCAAAATCATATGGAGCCTCAAACAATAGCCCACGCCGCCAAAGGCTGTAAAATCCCTCCACCCGAGACGTAGGAGCCTTACCCATTATTTCGGCGCACAGGTATTTCAGATGCTTATTCGCCCGATGTGCCGCCGTGAAATCAGTCTCAGCCCATGCCTGACACAGGGAAAACAGGTCTTCATATGCCCCGATATCACCCGGTCTGTTCTCGATAGCCGACAGAATGGAGGTTGACAATTTCCCATAATCCATACTCTCACCTCACAGAGCGTCAGCTTGTTCGAATGCTTTCAGCAGTTTGGGAAACTGGATTGCGAAGAAATCCACCATTTCCTCGTTCTGCGCCCAGCCGGAATTTTCAGCAAGGCCGCTTTCAAATAGAAATGCGTGAATGATCTCATGCCGCTTCACCTTGTTTGTCTGAACCAGAAGGTTTTGCTTGCAATTTGGTTCTCCCTTGCTGTCTTCGTAATTTTCAACCAGCATTTCTTTCGTAGTTTCGTCACAGAAACCGTCACAATCCTTGAGCCTTGGCTCTTGGCTTCCCCGAATTACTGTAAGCGTATATTCTGCTCCCAAAACGTCGATTTTCATAAATTCCCTCCGTTTCATAAAAATAAGGGCTACCCACACATTTCTGTGTAAGTAGCCCTTCGGCTTTCCTCCCGCCCTTGCGGGAGGCATTACTTATGTTTCAGCAGCTCAATCAGCACGACAATAGGAAAGACCAGAAGTAAAAATAGCTCCATGTTAGGCCTCCGGTATTAGTTCGCATTCTGTAAATCCGCCTTTGCCGATGCACTTGCCATCAAAGGTAACTGTATCTCCAACTTTGACTCGTTTTAGCGCATCCTCCTGCTCCTTCTCAAACTCGGCATAGAAGAAGACAATGGTGTTCCCGACACGGCGCTCCATTGTAAGCGTTGCGCCACCAGTCAGATTCAATAAGCCACCCGTACTCATTCCGTTTATCTCCGCTGTAATGCGATACCTGTTATACCGGTAAAGGTCATTTGCTACGAGTTCATTCTCTTTATAGGCATTATAAATGTCATCGTAAGATACAGCTAAATCTACATCCGAATCAGAAAAGGCTCTAGTGCTTTCGGATGGTTTTTCCTCTATTTCAGGCTTGGATTTCTTATTTAGTTCAGTTGTGGATGTGGGTAATTCAATCTTTTGCAGCACTTCGATTTCCTCGTATCCGCATCGAGTGCAACGTCTAACATACTCTCCATCCTCATCATATGTTGGCTCCACGCGACGAACGTCTGCCATATTGTGCCCCAGTTTTTCAATTTTCTCTGTTTTATTTTTACCGCATAAACTACATTGGTATGTTTCAAAACCACCACTTTCACAATCCGCCGGTTCAGCTTCTACCAGTATGTATTCGTGGTTGCAATATGTGGCGGGGTCGCTGAATGCCCCCACTAGCACGGACACCGCAAATAGCCCGGTGCATAGCAGCACCGCTGCCCCAGCTTTCTTCGCTGGTTTCTTCCGAATCAGCTTCACCAGCCACACAAGAAACACAATCGGTGTGGCAAACATGAGAACACCTGCTATAACCGCGCATACACCGGATAGATTCATAAAGATCCCTCCTTCAAAATCGGTTCGTGCTGCCCGGGAACTGCATCCCAGGTCATTCTCTTTCCGCACAGGGCATAATTAAGATATTGCGTTACCATTTCCGGCGACCTTGCCATTTGGAAGTACAGCATTTCCTTTACTCGCCGCATCATGTCATTTTCGCCAGGCACAATCGTAATGCCCTCATTAACCAAATGAACCGTGCAATTCATTTTCTGGCAAGCCTGTAAAAATGGATAATACTCCGTTTCTCCACCCTCAAACATGAAAATGGATGGTATCTCTACTGTCCCGTCCCGCACAATTACATTGAAGTGTGGAACACTTTTATACCGCTCATTTAGTTCGGCATCAGATATTCTTTTCCCCATTTTGCAGTCTCACCCCTTTAGAATTGCTTCGTGCGTATTCTCACACATTTCTTTTCCGTACCGGTAATTCCCCCGGTAGGTATCCTCGTTGCCCAGAATCGTCTGGACTGCGGAGTGCTTGAACTCCTTGCCCTTCTTGCTCCGATATCCTAGCTCATTCAGCTTGTCTGCAATTCCTTGCAATGTACAGCCCTGGTTTCTCAACTCGAAAACCTTTTTTACAATCTCCGCCTCTTCCGGCACCACTGCAAGATGCCCGTTTTCAGCCCGATACCCAAGTGGAGGCTTCCCCCCGGCATAGCCGCCCTCTCTGGCTGTAGCATACCGCCCCATGGTAGTTCTTAGGGCGATATTGTCGCTCTCCAACTGATTAAAGGAAGATAGAATTCCAATCATGGCACGTCCCCACGGGGTAGTGGTATCAAGCGTTTCATTCAGGCTTATGAGGTCAACTCCGTTTGCCAACAAATCATCCTCTACAATCGCTAGAGTATCCCGTTGCTTTCTGGAAAGCCGATCTAGCTTAAAAATAACAATAGCTTCGATTTTACCCGCCCGAATATCCCGAAGCATTTCTTGAAGCCCCGGACGGTTTGTGTTTCTGCCGGTATACCCGTTGTCCTCATAGGTTTTCACATATTTCCAGCCCTTGCTTTCAATGCAGGCTTTCGCCATTCGCTCCTGCTCAGGCAAAGACACTTTCCCGTCCTCTCCCTGAGCCTCTGTAGATACTCTGGTATAGACACACGCCTTTTTCATCTCGTACATTTCTGCTTCCCCCGTACATCTTGTTTTCTGTATAATATCAGATTTACAATTATTTGTCAACTGTAATAATGCACAAATAGGAACTGCCTTTTTGTTTTTGCCGGAATTTTTGAAAGGGGGGCTTTTTGATTTCGCGGGTATTTATGGGGCTAACCCCCGCCGAACCAGCATGGCCATATCCCCCGCCCCCTGTGCTTTCGCTGCTGCTTCTCCCGTGATGGAGCAGGAAGCGACGGATTTGATAATTTACATTTTTTCTTGAATTTTTGTAAAATAATGCTTGACATTTACGAAAATATCTATATAATAGTAAATGTAAACAAGAGCAAAACAAAAGCGCCCCCGAAGCCGTAGCAAGCAAACCGGGGACGCGCCACACAAGGGGGCGTCGCTATTATAGCACGGCCCCCACATAAAAACAAGGGGGATTTACAAATGCTAAAAACAAACAGCAAAAAGGCCGTTGAAAATATCCGGGCCTATATCATGGAAAATTTTGATCCTAGCAACTACACGGAGAACCCGCCCGAAACTTTCCCGGAAATTTGCCGCTTTATTCTGAATACATACGAAAGTGAAAAATACTATTCCCGGGAATACGCAATCAAAAAGAATATTCCAGATCAAGCCATTTTCCGGGAATGGGCGGCCGGTCTCCCGTCCGTGCTGGGTACTTGCTACTACTATAACCGTTCCGCCGTGGCCGATTTGGGAAAAATCCTAGAGGAAACCCCGGCAGAAATGGAACGCTACACAGAATCACAGGCCGAAAAGCTGCTAACCGACTTGATTTACAAGGAACTTGTAAGGGGGTGCCGATAATGTACCGCGGAATGAAAATTATTATTGATTTATGGTATGGCGATACCGTGGAAGAATGCAATGGCCTATCCTATTCTTTTTCAGATTGTGACTGCGTTTATCGTGGCAACATTGTAAAAAACGGGCGTTTCGTCGGGGATTACACAACGCGCGATTTCCGGGAAATTGAAAAATTGTACAGCCGCCTGAATGGGGGGTGCCGATAATGGCTAAAAAGGAATATTGCATTACCCACGAAAGCATCGCCTATTACAGCGGCTTGAATGGCCTTGAAATCAAAGGTATTGAATACGGCATTGACGATTTTGTTTATTGTGTTTCCGGTGCATGGGGCGGTGGTAAAGCGTTTCATCGTTGTAAAATCTACTACCCCGCAAACGGGAAAGATAGCGCATTTTCCCGGGTGCATGGGTATAAGGTTCCGCTTGATGAATGTATTAGAATGGGGGTTTAATTATGAAATACTACCGGGTAAAACCGCAATACGATAATTGTAAGCTATCAAGATCGTTTGAAATACTTGTGGGTGCAGAGCTTTTCACGGTGAAAGAATGGGAAAAAGCCTGTATCAAATGGGCAAATAGAAATACCTTGCACCGGGGCAAAAATAAGACAGTTACCCCCGCCATGAAACAGGCGTTTTCCCGTATGTTTGATATTGTGGAAGTATCGAAAAATAAAACCTATTGGTTTTTCGGTGCCCGTTTTGAAATGGGGGTGTAAAGCATGGTATACGCAAGGAAAAAGCACGGCGGCGCAAGCTGCTATCTTGTATCCCCGGATAATGTAGCGGCCTTTATACGCTATGAAACATGGGCGCAAGGGGGTGTAAATTGCTTTTGTAATATCACGGTAAAACCCTATAAAGGCCGGAAATATAATCCCGCTTTTGTTTGGGTGTGTGTGGGTTAGGGGGGGTAGCCGTGGCACTACTTGCAATTCTGTTTTTCCCGCTACTTGTGTTAGCGGAACTGCTAAGGATCAGCAAATAATATTCAAGCCGTCCGGGCATTGTCCGGGCGGCTTTTCTTTCTGTCCGCGTCCAAATCGGGCGGGGCTTTTCTCTTGCTATGCCCTGTAAGGCTTTCAGCGGCTTTTTAAGCGGCTTTTATTCTGGTAATATAAATTAACGTTTAGCATCGTTCCTGCCTTAGAATGGGCGCGTATGGGCGCCACGCAATGCCGTGCGGCATTTTATGCAGCGTGTGGGGCGCTCAGCGCCCGCCATTGCCGCCGCTTTCCGTGCCCCCTTGCGTTCTGCCCGCTGTTACAGGGTAAAAGCACCGCCACACAGGCCGCGCAGGCTCCGGTCAGATTTCCCGTCAGGCTTTTGTACCGGGGCTGAAAATCCCCGCAAGGCTCCCAGCTCGTGAGCCATAGTCGCAAAGTCGCAGCCGAAAATTCCCGTTTCATAGTCGCAGAAAGTCGCCCCGAAAGTCGCAAGACCTCCGGGGCTTTTTCATAGTCGCTATAGTCGCTGGGTCAAAGTCGCTCAAGTTTCCGTCCGCACACCGGGCAGAAGTTCCAAGTCACCTGCATTTGCCGCCCATTATGGGCAATCACCGTGAATGTTTCCGGTTTGTTCAGACCCACTCTGCAAAAGTCGCAGGCGGGTTTCCTGACACCGCCCTCCATCAGCATCCGGATTTGGGCAACCTCTGTGCACATTCGTTCGATGGCGTATTCCGTCTTTAATCTCATTCCGTTCCCCCCTCCGCGTCAATGATAGTCGCACCGCTCCCGCGAACATCTTCCAGATACTTCTGCCGCAGCTTCTCCGGGTCTGCCCGCTCTCCAAGCGGGTTATCCGGTTTTAAGACCACTTCCTGCTGGTCGGTGTAGTTCATATTGTTTTTCATCAAAAAAATTCCGGCAACGGGGTTAATCTTGCCATTTTGCATGAAATCCTCCATCTGAGCGTTGATTAAATCCCGCGCTTTTTTGATGGTGTCCCGAATAGGGGCGGCAAGTTTCCTTGCATCCGGCGCGTCATTGCACCATTTCCACAACGTCCGTCTATCTATGCTGAACGCAAGAGCAAGCCCTGCAAAGGTTGGTTTCATGTCATTTTTGGCGCAAAGTGAGAAATAGTCGGTGATTCTCTTTCGCACGGCTTCGAGGCTGTTCGTGTCCGGCTTTTCCCACATCATAATTTCCATTGAATGGTTGATGTACTTTGTGTTGTCGCCGGGTTCCAGGTCAGGCACCTGGTAGGGTTTCTTTTTGAGTTTTTCACCTTCTGCCAAAGTCGTTTCCTCCTTTACTTTCTAAGTAGATTTAATATATACTTTACTATAACACATACACACTACAAGATATAAGATTTATATATTATAATATATATTAAATATATCTTGTTAACAAGATAGGCTCACATTTCTATCAGCGTAAACTTGCGCTTCTTTTTAAGGAACTTCCCCGTGAAGGTTCCGTCCGCCGTCCTGCCGCCGTTCGCGAAAATAATGATGTCCTCCATGCGGCTGATATAGACCTGATATTCCTTCCCGTCCACCTTCAAGGTCCCTGTGTACTGGTCCTCCTCAAAATCGGCTTCTACTGTCCCGCCGTTGTATTTCGTCCCGCAGAACCGGCACGTTCCACCTGTGAGAATAGCCCCGCAGTTTATACATTTCATCTTTGCTCCCTCCTCACACCGACACCAATTCCAGATTTACCCGCAGCGTCGGCTCTGATTGTAAGATGCGGACACTTCTGCCTCCCAGAGTAGTTACATCCACTGTCTCGCATGATGCTTCCACGTTGATGTCTCCCACATACATCTTGGCCGTGAATTCCCTGCCACGGTATCTCATTTTCACGTCGCAGACCTTTCCGGGCTCAAAGTCGATGATGTTCAGCAGCGTATAGCCGCAGTATTCGCATTTGCATCCCTCTATGGGGGCACCGCAATTTGGGCAGTTCATCGTCCCTTCCACCGTCCTTCCTTGTAATCGTACTCCCGCAGGCAATCGTACCGCTCCCGGAACGGATAGAACGTTTCCCTGTTCCCTTTGTACGCCTCCATGAGAGCCTTGTCCAGCTGCTCCTGATACCAATCCGCTTCATCGTTTGGCAGGAACGCCGGGCGGAAATACTGCATGATCTCGTTGGTTTTCCGCATGACTTTCAGGATTCTTGCGCCGCTGAATGTATCCTTTCCCATGGTCCCCGGGTCTCGCAAGGCCAGGGAGATATAGTCGCACATCTGCTGTGTTCCGAGTTCCCAACCATCGTTGAAGCACTGCCGCTGAACAGCCTCCTGCTTGGCAAGATACGCATTTTGTTTTGCCATATGCTTTTCCTTTCTTTTCTTAGTAAATCCCTGTATAGAACTATAACAACATACACACAAGATATAGAATTATATTATATATGTTATACAGGAATGAAGCTATAATATTGAATCCCGTCTCCTGTTTTTCGTTTTCGCCCTCCTTTCGGTGCAATCCTTCCCAGGCGGGCAAGGCCGCTTTCCCCCGCGGACGAATATGTAATTGCAGCACCGGCTGCCTTCGTAGTACCCAAAAAAATACCGGCACCCGACGCAATACTTCCTGCCGTCCCTGTACTCCATGTTGCCCCCTAGAGAACAGGAAAACTCCCAATCCCGCCGAGCATCCGGCATATCATAAGCAGCTTTGTCTGCGCCATCATCCGAATTTCAGCCGGTGCCCGTTCCGCTGCCGTGTGCAAGACGGAAATACACTCAATCCCCTTTCCCTTGTCCACAGACAGCACATAGGACGTCGCAGATACCGCAGAAGCGAACCACTCCGGAACGTTGCCGTAGGCGTATTTTGCAAACATCCTCTGGAGAATCTTTTCCGGGTCAGATTCTTCCTGCTCTACTGTGGGGATCTCCCATTCCCCGGACTTGGCGACATCTTTCACTGTTTCGGTCAATTTTTTTGCAAGCATCTCGCGTGCAGTCTTCATGAGCAACGCATCATCAAATTTGAAATCCTGTTCTGCCATTATTCATGTACCTCCAATTCCTTATTTTTCCTGTCACGGTATCTTCTTTTAGCGGCTCTCTGGGCGTGGGCTTTCTGGCACTCCAAGCTGCAATAGATTTTCTGCTTGATTTTCCCCTGTGTGAATTCCTTCCCGCATTGGGGGCAGATTTTAGAAATGCCCTGCGGGTCTTCCACGTCCTCCACATCGGCCTGAATCGGCGGGTGGTATCCGTGCATTGCCATGTACTTGCCATAGCTCGTCCCGGCCTTCTGGGCGGCTATGGAGCACAGGGTAAGATAGTCAGGTTTTTTGCTCATGATTCCCTCCGATTACAAATTCTTACAATATCGGCAATGTAGTTTGCCTCGTTCCGAGAAAGCAGAAGCTTGCCCATCAGAAGTTTAATAAAGCGCTTACGTGTCATTCCCCGCTATCCTTTCTCCGTAGCTGCAAAAATCGCCATCTTTTACATACGGTAGCCCCCCGGCAAAATCACATCCACATTCGTATTCATCCGGTTTGTAATACTTGCAATCTTTGCACCGGACTACGGGCACCATGGATTTCATTTTTTCTTTCGCTTCCAGCAGTTGGGCGTTGCACAAAATCAGCTGCTTCTGCACACACGTAAACTCTGCGAGTGGCACAGCTCGCACGGTGGGCATGCTATCGACCGAGCAAAGCGCCACATCCTCATTAAAATTAGGTACAACGCCAGAATTTTTTATAATCTCAGTTGTAAGTAAATCAGCGTCAATCAGCCTCATAAAAATCCTCCTTTCTCGGCATCTCTTTCAGCCACCGTCTGACGGTAAAGAACCGAATGCGTGACGGCTGATTCTTCGCCCACCGCTCAATAGCGGCGGCGTAAGCAATTCTAGCGTTAAGGCGCTGACGGTGTTCTTGTCTTTCACTCATTCCGATTTACCCCCTTTAGCCCCGCTGATAGGCTACAATGCCTTTGATCTTGTCGTAGCTTTCATCTATTGTTATAAAATCCTGTGATGTATCATCAGGGCTGGTAAACGCAAAATAAATCTGCGTCCCGTTCTCCGTTGGCCATATATCCTCCACCCAGTCCAGATTAACCAGCCGGGGCTCGCCCTGCAGATGCACCTCGATAAAATCAGCCATTCTCTGCGCCTCCTTCCTTCGGCGGCGATGGGAGTAGGTGCATTCCCATTGGTGAAAGCCCTGTATCCTCATACTGTGCAAGGCGAGTATAGAGTTCTGGCACTATGCAGCCATTTCGACACCCCCCCGGCTTATTGCTGGGGCGCATGCAGTAGTTAGCCTGCCCGCAGCATTCCCACGGATCAAGATTTTGCCAGTGTTCAACCGTCAATCGTTTCATCGTTTTCCTCCTCCGGCAATTCTGGAAGCGGCTGCCAGTGGGTGATTTCAACATCGTCATCCACCTGATCCGTTTCGTTCGCGCCGCACTCTACAAGCAAATCTTCGCAAACACACGACCACCAATACCAAGCCTCCCTGTAATAGACAGCAGTCGCTTTTTGCGGAACGTCCTTCATGTACCGGTAGTACGGCGCTGGGTTGTGATTTACCCACACCACATTTACAGGCTCAAGTTCTTCCGGCAACCGAACAGACGCAGGAATCCATGGGGTGAACTTCTTACAATAGGGGTAGCCGACGATCTCACCACAATCCTTGTTCCCGTAGACAATATTTCCGTCTATATTGTGGTCAAAATGACCGCACATGGTACAAATGAACATTTCGGCATCCTGCCACTTCTTCCGAAGCTGGACGACGGCTTTCTCGCGCTCCTGGGCCTCGTATTCAAGATCCCTGATTTTATTCTGCTCGCTGCACGGAATCCACCTTGTCCGCTCCAACGCCTCCATGCCCATCCGGCAGGCTTCGTTCACCTCGTCCATGCCGTCATAATGCTCCCGGTGTTCCGGGTTCAGAATTTCAATTGCTCGGTCAATTGTCATTGTCCTTATCCTCCTTATCCTCCAAGAGGCACTGAACAGCAAGCTTGTTCAAAACGTGTGTAAAATCAATAATATCCCAATCATTTCCGGTAATTTTCTTCGCAAATTCATACATTGCAAACAACATTGCAGTTAAATCATCTGTGAAATCGCCGCACAAATCCATTTTAGGAAACGAGTATAGCTTGCGTTTTTCCTCCTCTCGGTAAACATCCTTTATTGCAGCTGTGAAAATTGATATTTTTGTGTTCATGTCCATAATTATTCCTCCAAATCCATTTTTGCGCCGCAATGGCAATATGGGTATAGACGGCGAACAACTCCGTATTCACCGGCTTCAAGCAATATACCTATGGCGTCAGTATCAACCTTACGCCCACACACCGAGCATACCAGACATAAAGCCGATCTGCGCGGGCGCCGGATATTCCAGTTACCATGCCGCACCGGCTCCACGTCGGCGGCTGGAGAATCCACCTCAAATTCTTCGGACAGCCATTTCCGGACAAATGACAAGTTGGCTGAGCCGAGCCCAACGTGCATCTCTCCGTCTTGCCACCACATGATGTTGTAATAAGTCTTTTCTGGGTTGTTATTCACAATGATTCTCGCGAACGAGGTTTTAATCTTTTCTCGCTTCGCAGCCGCCTCCCGGCTGATGTAATCACTCATTTCAATTCCTCCAAACTAATCTGCCCATCAATGGGCGTATTGTCGGCCTCTTTCCGCTTCCGTTCCGGGACGACTTCTCTCACAAGGGGCTTGCGGCTTATTGCCCGATTGAATGCCCCACAGGCAATCCATCGTCCCGCCCAGTCCGTCGCTTCACTATGGGTAAGCCCGTACACTTTGCATTTGCTAAGCACTTTATCGTGATACTTGCCCTTTACGAAGTTGCTACACTCCCGGCACGTATGCCCATCCAAAACGCCAAAAAAGCGGTGCATCAGAGCAAGTTTACGTAAGACCATCGCTGTTCCTCCACATAGCACCAGTTCTGGGGCGGGCGTTTAATTGTCCGGCCATCACATTCCATTTTGGTGTAGTTGTAATAAGGGCATTCCCCACACCCCACATCAATTTTACATAGCCCCTTGAACGCGCTCAGCGGTTTCGGCGTATCGTAGATTTTAAGGTCGGAGATATGCCAGGCAAAACAGTTTTGGCCTTTTGCATATGTCTTCAGTTCTGCATCGGTCAAACAAGCTCGTTTAATAAGTTCCTTGTGCCATTCGTGGACATCCCCCGCAAGATGATGCCAATTATCGGTACAGACATTGAACAGAGGCGTTATTCTGTCACAGGTGAACTCGCCAATAACCTTGCCATTACACCGACCAACGGTATTTGTGCGACAATTGAGCTTGTCCAGTTCCCCACAGGATATGGAAATATAAGGGTGATCCATAGTGCAATAGATATAGCACTTGAACGGTGTTTCCAGCTTCGGACGGGTCTTTCGCACCTCAACGGTCTTTTCACCTATGGCAATCTTCTCGCACCACTTCGGGCGAATGCTGATAAGTACCGCTTTAGCCATTGTCAGCCCTCCTGTTCCATGCTTCCGTCGCTTCTTCCGGCGTATCGTAGATATAGACACCGCCGACAATCCCGCCGTCCACTTCATAAACTGCAATCGGGCAATCCGGATTGTTTTCGTGTGTGTGGCGGATCACGTATCCGATGCCGCTATATGGCTGCTTCAAATACTCTGCATCGTGCAGATTTCCCTCGTCATCACAAGGCACGAGAATAACCTTCCCGCCGCAGAACGGGCAAGGCTTTAATATGATCTCATGCATTTTCCAATTCCTCCACATAGCACCAGCTTTGAGGCGCTTTGGTAATCACTGCCGGAACAATGCAATTTTCGTCATAGGTACAACCTGTGCTTTCGTGCCCGCTTTTGTTGCATGATTTGCATTTCTTCCAAGTGTGAAGTTCTGTCAGTTCCTTCGGAGTTTCATAAATCTTCAATTTTGAAATTTTCCACAGGTACAAGAAGTGCACATTTTCACCATATTTATTGAGCTGTTCTCGTGGGACACAGGACCTGCGGACAGCTTTTATGTAGGGCGCAATGTCATCATTTCCCCATTCATCGAGGGCGGCATAGCAATAATCAAAGTTTTCTTCCACCATCCCACGCTTATCAATTTCCAAAATATCATCGCAGACGAATTCCCCGATAACGGTTCCATTTCCTGCAATCATGTCGTTTGGGCAATGCAGGTTTGATCGAACGACAGTGCAGCCGGGATAACGTTTCCGTGCCTCATCGTTGAGTACCCAGATACGGTCTTTTTTTCCGACTCCCTGTGTGCAATAAATGTAGCATTTGAACGGCACGTTCAAGTTCGGACGGGTTTTCCGGATTTCTACCGTTTTACATCCTTCCGCGATATTCGCCGCCCATTTCGGGCGGATGCTGATAAGTACCGCTTTAGCCATTGTCAACACTCCCCTTTACTTTGGCCTTGAACCTGATTGGCTCAAAATTGCAGGAAGTATATTCAGGCTTAACCCCATACGCAACGCCGCACCAACTGAAATTAGCGCAATCCCCACACGTCACGCCTTTCGGCAATTTCATGCACTGCCTTTTGCAGTTTTTAAGATTTTTGCAGTTCCTACATTCCATCGTCATTCCTCCACAAAGTGGCCTTTACAACCGGTTTTGTAGTCGAAATTGTCGCAGTCACCAAACGGAAGGCACTCCCGCCCCATGTCCAGTTGTTCCCGCAAGAAGTTCTTTACTTCCGGGACAGTGTTCAACGTTTTCCCGTCAACGGTGATGCACCCCAAAAGGGCCTCAGCGTTCGCAAGGCCGCCCCGAATGCTCAGGTTCAAATGGAAAATTCTTTTCATTTTCCAGCCCTCCGGTTCCATGCTTCAGCAGCTTGTTCTTCCGTGTCGTAAATATACACACGTCCCAAAATCCCGCCATCGCACTCATAGCTTGCAATCGGGCATTCCGGGTTTTCCTCGTGAGCGTGGTGAAGCATGAAGCCAAGCCCACTATAGGGATGTTCTCTATATGCCTCATCATGCAGATTTCCTTCGTCATCGCACAGAACAAGGCTAACTTTACCCCCACAAAACGGGCATGGCTTCAATTTGATTTCGTCCATTGTTATCTCCTTCCCGCCCGGGTTGCCCCGGGCTTGCGTTATCCAAAATGTTTCTTCGTCACCGCCATCGGAAATTCTTCAATCTCGCTCGCCCACAGGCAGCTTCCTTTTCCGTTCAGCTGCTCCCAAATCAGTGGGAAACCACCGATTCCGTCAAAAAGACTTGCCATGGTTGCATCACGTTCATACTGAGCGCATAACCGTTTCAGCACCCATTTCCAGGGCGGGAGGGCAATGGAGTTTCCCAGAGCCTTGTAGCGGCTGCTGTCGTAGCTTTTCTTGTGGGTCTTGCCCTTGCTGTCTACCCATTCCCCGATGTCCGTCCATCCGTCCGGGAAGCCCTGTAGCCGTTCGCGTTCCAGCGGGGTCATGCGGCGCACTTTTCCGCTTTGGACTGGGTAGGTTTCGCTGTCATCTCGGAAATCCAGGTTAGCTTTCGCTTTCAGCGTGTGGGCAACATCTTGGCAGAATACCGCTTGCGCATCGTGCATTGTATTAAGGGTTTGCGCCTCCGTCACAGCCCCCCCGGATTCTGACTGCGAAAGAAGTGCCGCTTTCAGCGCCTCCGGCAAGTCCTTTCCCCGCCGTGCCGCCCGGTTCAGAATGCCCCGGCACGCCTTTGCGGACAAATAATATTTCGGGTGCGGATTGCCCTCCAAAATCTGCGACAAGTGCGATTCTACGGCGACGCTGGGGGACTCCCCAAAACTGTGCGTCGAGTACTCGCCAGGCAACGCTCCATCTGTCGCCCATAAGGCATCCGCTTGTGGGCCATCCTTTTTCAGGAACAGGAACAGGGGGCGCTTCCGGCTCGATGACCCTGACCGCTTCTTCGAGGACTGCGGCGAAGTCTTTTCCGTGGTTGCTGCTGAATGCTCCGGGGACGTTCTCCCAGACCATGAATCGCGGTCGAATAAACTCACCTGACCGTCCATTTGCTCGGTCATGCTCTCTCATCTCCCTTGTCACTCGGATCTGCTCCATGTAAAGTCCCGACCGTTCCCCGGAAAGCCCGGCTCTTTTTCCGGCAATGCTCAAGTCCTGACACGGGCTGCCGCCGATGACCGCATCCACAACAGGAGCAGTGCCACCGTTGATTTTGGTTATATCGCCAAGGTGAATCATTTCTCGCTTTCCTCCACCGGGGAGCGGAGCCAACGCAAAATGCAGAGCGCACACGATTTGCCAGTGTGGCAGCCATCCACTTCGACTAATGGACAGTGTATAACGTCCGCCAGCTCCTCATCCGTCATAGCTCGGATTCTGTCACTGTTTGTTTTCGGCTTCACTTTTCGCTGAGATTCAAGCTCCCACTTTACTTCAAGCGCATCCTGAAAACAATTGGCCGCATCATGAAGACCAGCGGCCCATACCTGGTGCATCATTTCCATTTCCCATGCCCTTGGGTTTTTGCAGCACCCATTTTCTCCATGCTTGTGGTTTACTGGGTTTGGCATAAACTGTTCTACAACGTTGCTCATTTCCCATTTCCTTTCTGTTTGCCTTTATTTCCCCGAGGAACTTTCCCCCACCTGGGCGGGGTGCAACTCCGCTTCACCGGCTTGAAACAGCCGTACATTTTCGCCTTGCTCATGCTCAAAAACAATCCCCTCTCTCACCAAATCCGGGTGTTCATACCGAAAAAATTGGCGTTGTTTTCTGTGGTTTCCAATTGATTTCATGATGTTTTTATTCCAGTTCTCGATGAAATACGTTTCCCATGCCTTGCAGCCGTCCCCGTTGGTGGGGCAATCGTCCCGCGTGCAGTTTCTGCAAAAGGGGCTTCCCGAATCGATGCACTGGCCGGGTTTTTCTCTCATAATGCGTCCCTTCTTTCATCTGCGCCCGCCGCCAGAACCTGCCGTATGGCTTCCATCTCAGCGTCCCCCAGCTCGCCGGACGCGCCCTTAGGAATATCAGGCTTCCCATAGCGCCTAACCGGTGGTGCCGACCCAGCACCGCCCCTGTCCTGCTCTTTGGCAAGCCAGCCGTTGATAAATCGCTGTACCCCGCCCTTGGTTTTCCGCTTGGATGGGTTTGCGTCACACCACCCGGCCATTTTCCGAAGCTCTGCCAGGATATCAACGGCGGGGTAGAGTTCTGCCCATTTGTCCACGTCAGCCTGAAAAACAGGGTAAAGGGATTTATCATTCAGCATGATCTGGCACACCGGCGGCGTGGAGGCGGGTTCCGGCTCCGCGCCTATACTCTCCTTTACTCTACTTTTCTCTACTCTACTCTCCTCTACTCTACTATGTCTTTGGATGTCAGCATTTTTTGATAAAATGTTGACATTTCTGCTTGAAATGTTTACATTGGGGCAAATTTTGGCGCACTCGACCAGAAGGATGTTGTAATCGACTTCAAGACTTTTACGGCGGCTGACTGCCTCGAAGTACCGCTTCTGAATTCCACGTGAAGTCAGAACGTGATACTTGTCATATATCTCTTTGTCGAACATCCCTCGTCTGATAGAAGCCTCTATTATTTCGGAAACGAC